GTTACATAGTTCGTCCCATCCTGAGAGGAGACCACCACGCTGGCGTGTAATAGTTGGACTTGAAATAGACATTGAAAAAAGGGTTAGGTAATAGTGCAGGGAAACACTGATAGATATTCCTGATGCACCCTCAGCAGCAGGTATGAGAGACGTAATTTATTCTCCCTAGAGGTCTCGGTTTAAGGGGAGCAGTAATAGTTGAGGAATTGTTTACATTCCGTAACATTCAACACTATGTATAATACATTGAATGTTCAAGATTTGTCAACCCCTTGTGCCAGTTCTTTTTGTGCCTTCTCCGCTTTGATATGACGGAGAGTTGCGAAAGCATAGTTGATCTCTTCCTGAGTATAGTTCTCAGGGTGCTTCATCGCATTAGTAATCAGACGTTTGGCGATCTTTTTGTTTGCTAGTAATTTCGGTGTCATAATAGTATTCCAGATAGAGTGATGATAATTCGTGTGTAAACAGTTCCGAATCAATTTGCTCAACTTCCATCAGTCTTTTATATTGCCCACTGCTCATAACCCAATCACAAAAATCATAATGTTTATTGGTAAGTTCTCCTTTCCAATTAACACATCTTTGCAATAGAGTTGCTCTGTACTCCATCATTTCATCGGAGTATCTCCAGTCATTAGTTACCATCGGGAACCATCCTAACGTTACAATAATATGGTACATAAGGTTTCGACATTTCGCAAACCTTTGTATAGAAATTACCCTTTAATTCCGATAAACCCGAGTAGTTTCTCAAAGTGACCCACTCGTCTTTGATTTGAACTTGAAGATTGAACTTTTTCATCAGCGGAGACTTTTGATAGTCGATCCAGGTAATTATATGTATAAGTGCTTCGTGGTCCTTCTACTCCCCAACCTAACCATCTGTATGCTGCACTATGGTATTCAGCGTAGGTACGACCAGGGATTTGCCACGTCAGTAGTGCCTGTTGAAATTGATATTCGTTCGACATATAACGCAACTGTCCCTCGAAAGACGATGGATTCAATCCATACTTAGCACAGAACATTCCAAGTCCTGCATAGCGTGACTCAGATGTCCATTGGATTAGACCATACCCTCCCTTGTGACAGTCTTGCCAGTCAACAAGGTCACCACCTTCACAAACATTAGGAACAAACTTTGATTCCTGTTTGATGTTTGCCATAACAACAGAAAGCGCCAGAGGATCTCTGATCCCTTGACGCTGCTGTAGGTACTGCAGTGCTCTCGATTCATTGAAAGAGCACGTTGCACAGATCCATTCAATCATTTGATAGAACTAGATAAAACTTCGTTTGATCAACTGGTGCGTTCTCGTAAAATGAGATGTCGCCATAAGTTTTGTGGTCTTTGTATCCAACCATACGACCTTTCGTATTTTGGATAGCACCCATCATAGCAATGATGAGAAAGACTGCAGGTGGTCCAATAATGAGAGCACCACCGATAACATAATACGTGAGAAGTTCAATCATTTCGTTTTTTAATAACGATTACATTTTCAGAGTTGACTACATCCAGACCGAACTCCAGATGGTCGTCGGGTTCCCAACACAATTCTTGATAGAGTGCATTGAGTTTTTCCATATCCTCCCATAACTGGTCTGGGTTCGGTGTCATAGTTATACGTTTCGTTGAACGTATTTATTCTATCAGAATAATCCGAAGAACATATGCCCAGTTAACAAATCAGAACAAGCAGCAGCGACCAAACCGATCATTGCTATTCTACCGTTCCAAGTTTCTGCCCAAACCTTTTGTGGTTCGATGGCGATTGCCTTGGCAGAGGTCTGTGTGCTCTGCTCAGGGACTGAGAATTGTGTGTTGGTTCTCATCCTAGAAAATTCCAGGGATGATTTGTCCAGTTGTAACGTAAGCGCCTACTGCTGCTACGAAACCGAGCATTGCTGCCCATCCATTAAATCTTTCTGCTTCAGGTGTCATTGTGAGTCTCCGATAGGGTGTTTAAGAAAATACGAACGGTAGTCCGTTAGTTGCTGTGTAACCTAGTACACAGAGGAATGCGATGTTAGGAAAAATTGATTTGATCATTAGACTAACCAAGGATTCCAAAGAAAAAGAAGTTTCCTGTTGCGATATAGGAAATCAAACCTGTAGTAAAACCAAGCATTGCTAGTCTACCATTCAGTTTTTCAGCAATCTCGTTATGAGTAACTGAAACATCCATAACCTGCATTTCAGGTTCTTTAGCGAAAATGTTTTGTCTTCCGCCTTGTTCGGTGATAGTTGTCATTGATCAAGTATTAAGAACTGTTACAATTATATAGGGATTGTAAACTTTTGTCAACCCCTAAGTCAGAATACCTTGATTACTGTGTCGAAACTGTATCACGTTCGTAGCAAGGGACACCTGCAGGGTCCAACCACTTGGTGTAATCGAAGTCTTCGATAGCAGTCATCATCTGATCCATATTGTCACAGTAGTACATCGTCTGGTAACGTTCTGTGTACTCATTGAACTTAAGGATCCTGCAATCTGGTTTGCCATTGATCTCTAGTTTTCCACAGGTAACATACTTGTAAGGATAGCGTTCGTGGATAAGGTCCATAGAATTTGTTTAACTGTTATCACTATACACATAAAAAGACCCTCTTGTCGAGGGTCGGTGTGCCACTTTAAAAAGTGGGTCCAATGTCTAGAGCAAGATTGTCTACAAAGAGTTCGTAATCCTCGTCTGGATCTCCAAAGAATTGGACACCAACAGACTCGTAATATTTGAACAAACGTTTGAATAGAGATGGGTTCTCGTAATCAAGCGCGATGTCTCCGTTAACAACATCCCTCAAATAATTGAGGTCTCTCTTACTGATAGGCATAATGCTACCTCGTACTACTAGACTATAAATCCCCGAAGGGAACGATCCAGGATGGATTCGAACCATCGACCGACTGCTTAGAAGGCAGTTGCTCTATTCCACTGAGCTACTGGACCTCAAGCATCTACTGTTTTTGTAGTTGAGCAATACGCTCTGCGATAACCTTCGCCCTATTAAATTCTTTCTCTGCTAGATGTTCGTGCATCTTGTCAATCAAAACCTCTATTGTAGATGTGAGAAATTGATTTTTAGAATCGTAATCATCCGTTTTAAAGGAGGACATTGTTCTTGCCTTCGAACTACAGAGCATACTATATATCAGGTTTACTCTGAAGTCAAGGGGTGTGGGAAGTAATCTTTTCTGTAGTACCTACCTAGAATGTTGGAGTTGTAGAAGGCAGGTTTTTTTGATCCGTCACACTCTGTGAGGACACCGTTGATGAAGAGTTGTTTTGTCTCTTCATAATTTGTTTTACCTCCCGTAAGGTGTAGGGAGAGTATCTCTCGTTTGAATGCTCCACGTCCGAGGAGTTTAATATCTTGAGTAAGTTCAGGACAACTGCCGTAGTATTTTTTCCAGTCGCTTTCAGTTGTAACTCTCCTAGTCTTACCTCTAGGTTTTCTTTTTGACCAGAAATACTTCCGTCCGATATATTGCTTGCCACTTTGAAGGTTTGTAATCCGATAGACAAAACCGAAATAAGGGTCAATGTTCTCAGATAGAAAAGGGGTTCCTTCAAATATCCAGGGGTTCTCATAGTCAATCGCAGATCCCGTCTTCGTCGTTGATGTCACGATAGGTTGTTTGTCTGTCATTATCCGAACTACTTATACGGTATGCATATGTATCGGAATAGACTTCGGACTTGAGTTCTGCTAGTGCTATCTCAATGTCGTGGATGAGTGTCTTTAGATTTTTCTTTTGCATTAGGTAGGTCCTGCATTGGTAATCCCCCAGTAACAAAACAAGGAGATGGATGAGAATAACATAAGTGCCTTGAGGTAAATCATTTGTTCACTTCTTCGGGGGCACCTATCATATCAAACTTTGAAATTCCGTGGTCCATTTTGAGGATACGCTCAATATGTCCCTTCACTTCCCAAGGAAATTTGGTCTCCGCTTCCACGAAGACCTCGCCAACATCAGGGATGTTTACTTTTTGTTTCCAGAGTTTCATTC